GTTTTTGCACCGTTCCAAAGTGTTGAAATCAGCCCGCCGCTGGAAGAACTTGAAGAACTTGAAGAACCGGACGCAACGCTTGAAACAGTGCCGGTCACATTCGCGGCTATCTGGCTCACGTTCGACATGGTGGAGCTGAGGTTTTGCAGCGTGCTGATCAAGCTGTTTATGTTATCAATAAACGATAACACACTGTTTATGCCGCTGCCAACGCCGGAAATAAAGCTGCCCATGTCGCTCACGAACTCGCCCAAAGAGCTGCCCGCGGCTTCCACATCGTCAACAAAGGTATAGCCTACAATGTTGCCCGCTTCGTCCACCTCAGCCTTGAGGTAGCCCATGGCCTCTTCCGCGCTGTCGCTTTCGTCTACAAGGTAGCCCAAAGCCTTTTGCCCAGCTTTCAGCTCCTTGACGTACTTAGTGCCTATCTGCTTTCCGGCATCATCTGTTTCAGCCACAAGGTAGCCGAGCGCGTGGGTCTCTTTGTCAATGCTCTTTACAAACTTGTAGCCGTCAACGGTGGCATCTTCCTCGCTGCCAGCTAAATCATCAATCCAGCCGCCAACATCGGAGATGAAGCCGCCTATGCCGGAGAGTGTGCTGCTAAGGTCGCTAAGGCTGTCCTTTAGCTCCTCGGTGGCCTTTTTGACTTCGTCGGTTTCGTCCTTGTAATCCTCAAGCGCGTTTTGCGCGCTTTCAAGCTCGCTTTCAGCCTTTTCAAGCTCGCTGGCATACTCTTGCGTTATCTCGCTGTTGTAGCCGGTGGCTTGCGCAGATTCAATAAAGAGCTGCTTTAGCTTGTCAACCTTGGTTTGTGCCTCGGTAACTTCGTTCTCATAGTACGCAAGCTTTGTTGCCGCAAGCTCACTTTCCTCGCCTGTAAAGGTGTAAGCATCGCCAAGGGCCTCAAGGTTAGCCGCGGCCTGTTCTGCCGCCGTGCCGCCCGCAAGCTCTTCATTAAAATCCTCTATGGCCTTTGCTGCACTTTCCGCCTCTTTTTCGGAGGCTTCAAGCTGCTTTAAGGCTTCTGCGGCCATTTCTTTATCGCCCGAGGCCGTGTATTGGTTCAAAAGCGCAGTGTACTGCTCAACCTTGGTTTGCGCCGAGTTGTAAGCGTCTTTAAGAGCGGTTGCGTGTGCGGCTTCGGCTTCCTCTTGCGTGCCCGTATAGGTATAGGCATCGCCAAGGGTCTCAACAGCCGCCGCGAGCTTTTCGGTTGTACTTAGCTCTTTGGTGGTAGCAGAGGACGATTTTTTTGAGCTGCTGCCGGAACTGCCTGAGCTTTTAGAACTACCGGAGCTGCCGCTGTTACCGCCGCTGCTGCCACCATCGTTGCCGCCGCCTGTTTCAACTTCTTCAATTTCAACGGTCTTTTTGCCCAAGCTGTTTTTTGAGCTTTGCATCCCAACATAAGCGGGTGTGTAAGTGTATTGACTTGGGATTTTATTCCTGCCTGCACCGCCGCCGCTGTCAACCGTGGTTTGCGCGTTATTTATGGCAGTTTTTATATTTTGCGCCCAGGTGCTTACCTTTTGGGATATGGTGTTGAGCCATGAAACAATAGTTGAATCAAGCGCAGAGCCAAGCACATTGCCTAAAACACCGCCGCTTGTTTTGAGCACGCCGGAGTTGCTTTCGAGCGCATCCGCAAACGTAGAGGCTGCATCTGCTGCGGTTTCCACAAGCGAGGAAAATATATTAACAATTCCCTCAACAAGGGATTTGAGAATTTTCCCGCCTGCAACAACAATATCCGGCAAATCCTCTATAATGGCCGCGGCAAATTTAACAACAGCTTCTGCCGCCGCTTCTATCAGCTCAGGCAGGTTGTTTATAATGCCCGTTACAAGGTTTGCAAGTAAATCAACGCCTGCGCTTACAATTTCGGGGAAGTGCTCTGCAATACCGCTTACAAAGCCGGTCGCAATTTCGGTTGCAACGTCCAACACCTCGCCTATGTGGTCGGAAATGCCCTGCACAAGGCTTGTGACTATTTCAGCCGCTTGTTCTCCTATGCTCGCCGCATTGTTTGCAAGGCTTTGCGCAAGGCCCATCACAATGTCATAACCGGCCTGTATCATGCCCGTTACGCCTTGCTCGGTAAACGCTGTTGTGAGCGTTTCCACCCATTCGGAAGCTGCCGAAACAAGCTCGCCCGCCTGTTCGGTCAGGCCCTCGGTGATATAGCCAAGGAACTGTGTCCAGTTGTCTTCAAGGGTGGCAAGCCTGCCCTCAAAGGTCTGGCTTTGCTCGTTCATAGCGTTGTAGAACTTGCCGCCCTCTTGCGCCGCCTTTATCAGCGCATTAGAAAGGTTTTCGTAGGTTGCATCGGCAGTCTCAACAAGCGCAACGTCCTTTTCGAGGTAGTCCGCCAACAGGCTGTAAATATCAATGCCTGCATAAGCAAACTGCTTCACGTCCGCTGCGGTGGCTTCGCCCGCGTTTTTAATTTGCTGTAAGTTCTGCGCCATGCGCTGCAATTCATCATTGCCGCCGCCAACAGCCGAAACAGCATCGCCCAAGGCATTTATAACCTCGCGGGCATCCTCTGCGCTTTCGCCGGTGGAAATGAGAAAGCGGTTTGCAGCAATCAGGCCGTCAGTGTCAAAAGGAGTGCGTGCGGCATCCTCTTTGATTTTCTCAATGGCTGCGTTGGCCTTTTCGGCACTGCCTAATAGCGTGGTGTATGCAACGGTGTACTGCTCTATCTGCGCATTGTAGTTAATGCCGGTTGTCAGCATCGACTTGCCCAGTTCAACAGCCTTGCAAGCAAGGCTCGTTATGGCGTTGGAGAGCAGGTTTGCGGATGTAACAGCGCTTTTTAGCTGTTCCGCAAAGCTTTTTGTGCTGTTGCCAGAGCTCTTTGCCTTGTCGCCAAAATCGTCAACGCTCGCGCCCGCGCTTTTGGCTTTGTCGCCAAAATCGTCAACGCTCGCGCCCGCGCTTTTGGCTTTGTCGCCAAAATCGTCAACGCTCGCGCCCGCGCTTTTGGCTTTGTCACCGGAATCCTTGAGCGAATCTCCCAGCTCTTTGCCGCTTGCCTTTGCGCTGTTTACTTTGCTGTCAAAGTCGTTTGTGTTTAGCACCAGCGAGGCCGATAGTGTAAACAAATCCATGCACTTCTCACCGCCTTTTTGCATAAAATAAAAGCGCCGAGTGTTAATCGGCGCTTTCTGTGGTTTTGGGGTTGTCGAGCGCAAACAGCCCGTTTATAACGTCTGCCGCTATCTCATCGCCCGTGCGCGTTTCCCTCGGCTTCGGGTTTAAAAGGTCGCTGTAGCTTATGTTCAGCACCTTGCCACCCTGCAAGCAAGAATTGGCTGTGTTTTCCACCGCTATCTTTAATGCCTGCGACATATACTCTTTGTATAGCTTTTCTTCGTGTTGGCGCTTAATAATCGCCCGTATTGCATACAAAAGGGCCTTGCCGTCCAAAGGCTGCGGGCACGCGCAAATGGCAAGCGTTATCCTCTCCGCACCAGCCCAGCGAACGGTTTGAAAAAATCCCAGAACGCTTCGTCCTCTACAACGTCTTTGATTTGCGCAAAGGTTTCAAGGATGTTCTGCGCCTCGATTTTCTTAACCGTTGTGCGCTGCAAGGCCGCAAGCACCTCGCACACATCGTTGTAATGCTTTTCCAGCAGCAGCGTTACAAGCTTGGCTGTAACATCGGTACCGTTGCGGATTATTTCGGCCTGCGTGGCGTTGGCGCTGTCAAGCTTGCCCTTTTCAAGGGTGCTTATAAGCTCCTCGTCCGTGGCAAAAGCCGAAATATGCGTAGCGCAAACGCACATCACGCTTGCGGCGTCTTTGGTGGTCAGTTCAGAGATTTTCATAACGTTTGCCTCCTGTTATGTGATTAACCTTCGGTGCTGGTAGATTCAGCGGTGCCAGCAACAGCAAACACCTCAAAGGGTACGGTGTCTTGGTCATCAATGCTAAAGTGCGCGGTGTAGGTAAAGGCAAACTGGCCTTTTGCCTTGTCGTTGCTTTGCAGCTGGAAGCCGCCGGTGCTGAGAGCGCTCATCATGTGTATTGCGATATAACCGCCGTTGGAATCGCCGTTTTGATTGGAGTAGTCACCCACCCACCAAATATCCTTGAAATCATCATCGGTGGGGTCATTGTAGGGCACAATTTTGGTTTCATCAGAGGAATCGACCTTGGCTGTACCGACAAGAGACTTAATTGTCTCTGCGGTTATGGTAACAAAGGTGCCGGAAAGCGAAATCTCCCAGTTATCATGCTTTTTAAGCTCTTTGGTGTTCTTGGGGCAGTTGTCTATATCCTCGCCGAAATCGGTAAAGTTGTGCGTGGCGGTAAAGGTTGTGCCGCCGGTAGTAGCACCCATAATGTTACCGAGGATGGTATCTTTGGTATCGCTTTTGGTAAAAGAGGAAAGAATAACGCCAGCGTTAAGCTGGATGTTTTTAAAGGTATCAGCCGGAATTTTGGTAAATCTCATTTAAAATCACCTCAATCAAAAGTAAGGTATTCAGCCGTTACATTGATGTAGCGGCGCTTTACGCTGTTGTCGCCGGTGCTTATGGCTTGGCACCACGGCTCGCCGCGCTTTAGCCATATGAGGCCGTCATCGCACACAAGGGTAACGCCCCCGCGCCCTATAGCCTTTGCCAGCTTTTCGGCTTCAGCGTTTGGCGTGGCCTCGCTTTCCGTGTGGAACCACAGATTGACCGTGATAGCCACGGGTGCGGTGTCAAAAGCGCCGGTTTTCAGCTCATAGGTCAGGTAGGGCAGGACAACATCGTCCGGCACAGCGCTGGCCGGATAAGCGTCCATAAACTGGGCAAAAAAAGCCTGTAATGCTGCGCCTTTGGTCATGTTGTCAGCTCCCATTCTTCGCAAGTAGCCTTAGCAAGCTGAAAAGTTGCTGTATCGGGCGTTACAATATCTTTTGAGTTGGATGTAATGCGATAAATTTGGTCATCCTCAACTCTTTTTATAACATCGTGAAATTCAAGCAAATTCTTTTTCTCTGTCACAACATCAAAAACGTTTGTAACGCCTTCTTGTTCGGCAATTCTGGCCTGTAAAGAGGAATTTTTTACGACAGCTGCGCTAAATACGACTTTTCCTGGTACCCATGTGACGTAGTTTCCGCCCTCAGCGTCTGGTACATGGGTCTTTTCCATGAAAACATAATCTTTAAAAAAAGCCTCATATAGCGCTGCCATCAAATTTTCCTCCACTTGTTAAGTCTGTTAGCGAAAACGTTCTGCCATGTAACCATACCGCCGGTGCTGGCATCAGTTCCTTTTGTGTAAGAATAAACACCGGAAAAACTTTCCGACACATACGGGCTTGCCGCCTTGTCACCGTTCTTCTCCTGCCATGCGGCAATATCATCCGCAAGCGTGATAACGGCCTTTGGCACGGCAAGCGCATACACTGTGCCCGTAAACGTTTCATCGGTCAAGTCCGTTGCAGGATACCGGTGCAGGCCGTCATTGAACACGGAGCCGCAAATGCGGAAATACTGGCCGGAAAGCAAAAAAGGCAGTGTAATACTGCCGTCCGTGATGGTATATTCGCCATCTTTATACGCCGCAACAAACCAATTGTTGATGTGGCGCAGAACTTCTTCAAGCATTTACACTGCCTCCTTTATTACTGCCAGAATGTCAGCCTTTAACATAGAGCTGCTAACCCCACTAATGCCGTTTTCCTCGGCATACGCCAAAAGCTGTGCCTTTGTCATACTGTCGAGGTCAACGGTATCTTGTGCGGAGGCTGTACTCAGCAGCTCATTTAACCCCCCGTGCTCGCGGAGCCGATGGTCGCAACGACAACACCGTCGAGCTTCTCCGCAAACAGCTCCATACCGTTCACAACGGTATCGGACGCGGTCAGGTTGGTATAATCGGAACTTTCGTGGATGCCGATATAGCCCGTGCTGTCGGAAGTGAAGCTGAACGCCTCGTTGAGGTCTGCGCCGTTGACGGGGATGTAATACAACACGATGTTGCTCTTGGCCGTGGCGTAAATCTTGCCCTTGGGGACAGAGCTGTTGAGGATAACAGTGCCGAGGCCGAGGAAGTTCTCGATGTAGGACATCCCGAACGCGGTCTGCATCGTGATGTTGGCGGTTGCCAGATAATCGGCAACGTCCAGCGGGTTCATAAAGTAAACCGCGCTGATTTCATCGTCCTCAAACAGCACCTGGAGCTGGCCCCATGTCTGCGCTAAGGCGGCTTGGAAAGTCGTGCCGGTCGCAGTGCCCGTGCCCGTGGCAAGAAAGGTGAAGAAGTCCTTGCGGATGCCTTTCTGCACGTCTTTCAGCATTTCCTCGGTGGTCATATCGACCGCCTGCTCATAGCCGCGCTCGGTGATAGCCTCCGCGCTGGTGGCCTTGCGCCACTTCTTCAAGGTGATTTCCTTGTAGGTGACGGCCTCGGTGGTGTACTTAGAGAGCGGAATGGTTTCGCCCTCGCCAACAGTGCCGTCCTCAAGAGTGCCGGAGGCTTTGTAGGTTTTCAGTACAGTACCCGCCTGCTTCGGGATTTTGCGGGTTACGCCGAGAGCCTCTACCAGCTTCTTGATGGAATAGCCGAACATTTCAACAAATTCAACCTCGCGCACGCGGGCAAGGTCGCTCTTGGTAATCAGATTGGCGTCTGCCATAGTTAATTATCTCCTTTCGGAGCGGTGAACAAATCCATGTTCTCCGCGATTGCTTTCCGACGCTCTGTGCGGTCGGAAATTTTCATAATATCGTCTTTGGTAAGCTTGCCGCCAACATTCTGCGGGGGATGGTCAACGGGAGCGGTCTCTGTCCGCGTCTTTGTGATAAAGGCGCTGTATTGCTCTTTCACGCCAGCCATCACCTTGTCTGCGTCTGCAAGCTTGCCGTCCTTGTCCAGCTTTGCCGCGCCCTGCGCGATAAGCACGTTCGCAACAGTTTCGATGTACTTGTCATTCACGCCGCCGTCTTTGAGTGCTTTCTTCAGAACGGCTGCGGTCGCGCTCTTGTCTTTTTCGGCCTGCAAAGCGGTAAGTCTGGTGTTTGCGTCCTCATACTTTGTCTTGTAATCCTCCTGCTTGAGGGTCGCAAGCTCCTGCTCCATCGGCTTTAACCGGGTCACTTCGGCCTGCGCCGTTTCCAGCTCGTCCTTTACCGGGTCAAAGATGCCGTGATGCAAGTCCATGAGGGATTTAAGAACCTCGTCCGTTGCTTCGGGGAGGATTGCTCGGAGTGCTTTCCGATTAAAAGATTCAGCCATTTTATAGCTCCTTTCCGCTTGCGTGCGGGATGTATAGCGGGCACAATGCACTGCGCCCTGAACGATTGAACAGCGGAGGGGAATCGAACCCCTTGCAGGTCGGAGGTTGGAGCCTGCACAAACCATACCGCCGCATATAATGCCCTGCCAGAATCGCACTGGGGCCACATACGCATGAGAAGAAAGGTTAAAGACCCATCCGTATACAGAGCCGCTTCTTATGGGCGCGGCTTATGGGGTTGAAGGAAAGGAGGGCAAATAATGCCTGCGAGAAGATGTTGGAGCCTCCGGCGCGAATTGAACGTGCAACCTGCCGATTACAAGACGGCGGCTCTACCTGTTAAGCTACAGAGGCATAACGGCCACTTTTACGGCAGGCCACGCCGCTTTGTCCCTCCAATGGGAGGGCAATCTTGCACCGCTATCTGTGCCGCCACCTTTGCTTTGGGGTGTTGGTTAGCCCGCCCATTCGCAGGGTCGCGCCCTGCCGATAGGACTTTCGCCCTTGCGCTCAACCGGCTTTGGGAATCGGGGCAGCATTTTGGACTTGCACCAAATGGCAGGCATGGGGGAACCTGCCCCGCACTATGCTGCTGCATATAAGGCCCGTAACGTGGGCCAGCCGTTTGCTCTACCAGCCGAGCAATGGAGCGGCGCGCTGTCCTCTTCGGCAGCAGAAAAGGGTCTTTTGTACAAAGGCCCCGTTCTATCTATGGCTACGCCGCATATATATGGAAAATGCAAATTTTTGGTATCTGCCTTTCGCTCTTTTACGCATTTTTTAGCGATTGCTCTAACAAATCTTTATATTCGGCTATATGGTCTGCTATTGCGGGCTTTATATACGGCCTCGCGGGCATTCCCTCGGTCATGTGCGCGTCAAGTCCTTTGCTGCGCAGAATAGCCATAATGCGCTTGGCTTCCTCGTAGGTATAGCGCTTGTCGGCCGCAGAACCTTTTTTGCTCTCGTCACCGCCCTTAACATATACCCACCAGCCATAGCCGCCGTTGTACTTGCCCGTGCCATACTCCACATAAGCGCCATACTCCGAGTTGGTTCCGACATATAAGGTGTTTCCGTCCACAGCATGGGTCACGCCGTCGCGCAGATTGCCAGTATCAACAGCCTTGCTTTCGGTCAGGCTGTCTTTCGCATGCCCTTCAGCGGCTTCACCTGCCGATTCCAAAAAGCGCTCAACCGCATTATTCACAGCGGCTAATACCTTGTCGCTGTAATCATCCAACTGGATGTCAAGAGATAAGGTCTTGCTATAGCTCATTTGACCGTCACCTTCACTCTGATATTGGCTTTTTTCCGTTCCTCATCGGTTAGCATAGACTTAAAGCCTACGGTCTGGTATTTACAGGTACAGCGGCAGTTATACACCAAATACGGGCTTGCGGATGGGTCGCCGGGATACATCATAGGCTCGCCGCCCACGGTAAAAGCTTCTCCCATTTTAACGGTTTGGCCGTCCGCTGCGGCGTGTTCGTGCCTTGTGCGGTTGTCATGTGTGGCAAGCCATGTTTTTTGGATTTCCAGCCCGTATTTTTTAGCCGCTTCCTCAGCCGCCGCTTGTCTGCCCGCATTCTGCGCAGCAGTCATGGACGTGCGCGCCGCCCTTACAGCGCTAACCTTTGTCATTGTGTCTATGCGATTCATAAGGTCGGAGGCCATGCGGGGTATGCTATGCCCTTGTAAAATAGAGCTTGTGACCTGCTCGGTTATGCGCATTTTGCCATAGTCCAAATCAAAGCCACGCGCTATCGCCCGCGCTTTTGGGTAATATGGCATAACATCGGGCTGCTTCACAACAAGCCGCTTGACCGTTGCCTCATCCCATAATGTATAAGAGGTGCCAGCGCTCACGGTGCGTCCAACAAAATCATAATTGTGCGCATACACCGCAGGCATAGTGTCGTTGATGTAAGTTGTTGCGATTTCGTCAGCGTCTACCACTCTCGCCGCTACCTTATCGCGTAACTCTGCAAACCTTTGGCCTTGCAAAATAATGGATTTTCGCCATTTGATATAATGCTCTTTTGTGATTTTGCCTGCGTCAAGGTCAGCTTTCATAGCCTTATCGCGCTTGGCAAACTGCTCGAAATACGCCTTGACGGTTTTCGTCAGCTCCGCGCTGGCCTCGCCATACATGCGGATAATGCGCCGCTCTAAGGCCGCGATTTGCTCATCCGTCCACTTCGCCGCTTCGTCGGTCATTGCATATCACCGCCAGAAAAATAGCCAGATTAACTTATCGACCGTTTCAAATACAATGGCCAGCACTATGACGCAGGCCAAAATATCCAGCGTGCTCATTGTTGTCCCTCCTGCTGCTTGTTCGTCGGTTCCTGCTGCGCTGCGTTAAACCGCTCCAAGTCCTCCGCAGACAAGCGCTCAAGGATGCCCGCGACTTCATCCGGGGTTATCCACGGGATGTGATTCAGCGCAGCGTCCGCGTCGATTATGCCTGCGGTCTTTGCGTTTATCACCATGTCCGTTTGCTCTTGGTAGTTGGACAGCCTGTTGCGCTTGAATAGAGGGGTGGCTTCTTTTTTATCCACGCCCTGCAACGCCAAGAGCTGCTGCACAAGCGAGATAATTTGATACTCGAAATCATCTGCCTGCTCGTCCACAGCCTGATATGCAGCGTCTATATGGTCGTTCGTTGCGCCCGCCGCTATGGTATGCACATCAAGCCCGCCAAAATCCTCGTATATCTGGCTGCGGAGGCTTGTTAGGAGCTGCTGCCGCGCCTGATACGGGACTTCCTGCGTATACGGTGTAATCTTGCCCTGCTCGGTGGTATCGGCCTCGACGATATGATTCATTTTGATTTTGTTCAAAAACTCGCTGAGGTCTTTATCCGTCGAGCCGCCATAGTTCTCCACAATCCAGTAGATTTGCGTGCAGTCCTGCAAATCGTTTGCAAAGCCGCTCATTACAAGGTCGTATGCGTCAATCGTGGCCTGCACGCCTACCAGAGTGGATTGCTTCAAGCGCGAACCATAGAGCGGGACAACGGGCAATGCGCTGTAATTGTCCGCGCATATCACTTCATCGTCCACGCCCTTGACTGTATAGGCAATCTCCCGGTTGTACGCTTGCTTCTCCTGCTCGACTTGCAGCGTGTTCCCGCTGCCGATGGTGCTGTACTTGGTGTAGCCGTCAACCTCGTACAATATCGCCTGCATGGGCTTGTCAGGGGCCAGCCGCCAGTACCGGATGCCCGCGCCCAGCGTGCCGTTGTGCTCGTCCCAAAGTGGCGCGAACTCCGGCAGCTTGAACAGCTCTATATGGTCGCTGGCCCAGAAGCAGAAAGAAAGGCCGTGGATAAGCGCAAAATACCCTGCGTCCTTTATGCGCTTGTCTGCCTCCACGCCCAGCATCGCCTTGATGCGGTCTGTATCCTTGCCCTTTTCGCCGAATTGCAAGCCGTTGCCGAGGCTGTATGTCACGCGCTGCGTGTTCAGCCGCGCGTAGAAGTTGGAGCAGATTTCGTTTCTGCTCCCTGTAACGACGGAGCCGCGCTTGTACGCTTCGCCCAGCAGTCGGTTAAACTTTCGGATGCCAACATTGCGCTGTCGGTCGTACTCGTCCGCTGTATGCGCCATCCGCACGGCTGGGCTTGACTGGTGCTCACTGATAAGACGGGACAAAAACTCCGTCTTGTCTGTTGCCGCTTGAAAATCTTGGAATGTCAGCACTTTGCCAGCCTCCTATACACAAATGTTGCAATCAAAAAGTATAATGGCGGAATTTGAGCATAGATTGCATGGATTGTTGTTGCAATCTCTACTCTCCAGGCCTGCGCCATATACACTCAGTGCTATAGCGAATACCGTCGATGTGGTGGTTGTTATAATCAGGGTACCCCGGCATGGGTTCGCCGTTCTTGTCTGCCTCGTACTCATACTCTAAAAACTCTTTGAGGGTGTCTGGGCAGCGCACGGGGTCTATCACAATAGCGGTAAGCCCCTGTAGCCATTTCGTGCCAGTCTCAACGCTTCCCGGCCCTTTGATGGCGGGATAGCATTTCAAGCCCCAGCGCGTGTAATCATAGCAGCTCTTTTTCTCTGCGCTGTCTGCTGTCAGTCGCTCGCCGTCGCCGTCGTCGCCGTCGCGTTGGAGAATGCCGCGTTCTTTCAATAGTGCAAAGGTATCTTCGTTGTTCATGCGACGGCGCGTCAGCTCGTCAAAGACGTACAGAGTACGGTGCGCGTGGTCGTAATAGCAGGAGTTAAACGCCCACGGGTCAGGATAGAAGCCCCAGTCAACGCCGTGATATATGCGGTCGAACTGTTTGATTTGCGCGTCTGTAATGCGCTCGGCGCGGATGTTGGTAAATATCTCCTTGCCGCAGCCTGTGACCTCGCCAAGATATTCATGCGCATACGCTGTCGGGTTCGTGTCCCGCAGCATTTCCGCGCGTTCGATAAACGCGGGGCCAAGCCATTCCTCGGGCGTTGTGCGGTAGTCGGTATGCTGCACAAGCCGCTTTGGTGCTGTCTCCATTGCGTACTGGTTCGCCCAGTTACGCGGGGACATCGGCGGGTTAAAACTCTTTAGGACAAAAGAAAAAGAGCCGCCGCGTAAACACGACTGCTCAACATTTCGTATTTCCTCGGGGCCCGCGTATTGGTCAAGCTCCTCAAACCACAGCACACCGATATATCCAAACGGCAGCTTGATGGATTTCAGCTTTCCGGGGTCATCCAAACCAAAAAACAGGATTTTCTGCCCTGTTTCAAGGTTTGTTATCTCCATAGGGTTGGTGGTACATTTCCATTTCCCAGGCTCAAGCTCATTTATTGCCCATTGCATTTGCGCATACACACTGTTGCGCAGCGTGTTGCCCACCTTGCGGATACATACCGCGTGGCAATCGGGGTGCTTTTTTAGCAGCGCCCATATAGCCAAGCTGCAAAAGGATGACTTGCAGGAGCCGCGCCCGCCATTTTCCACAGCCTCATTGATAGAGCCGTGAAGCATCTTTTGAAATGCAGGCAAAAAAGGCGGGGCAACGAGTTCAAATAGGCGCGACCAATCCACGCTTGCAAACTCTTTTTTGCTTTCTTCCGGTTCTTCCGGCATATCAGACTGGCCGAGGTACTGCTTGCCTAGCCAAATAGCCATTGTAGCGTTAGTTTCCCCGAGCTGCATCTGATTGCGACGAATTGCAAT